AACTTTGATGACCAGCTTAGCTTACTCGTGTTTGGCTGTCATGCATCAGCGCCTTTCAGTGTCAAAGACGTGAAGGAATCAGTGTTTGATTTCAATCGAGGAACCATCTACAGCAATCTTCAAAAATTTGTTGAATGGAAATATTTCGAACGTGTTGGGAAAAATCATTACAAGGCAACTCAATACGCAAAAGACATCCTGAATGTTAAAGGGGAGCTGAAAGCATGATCGAATTTGTAGATTACAACGCAATGATGAAGCTGCGTAGAGCGTACAACCTCGGTACTCGTAATGAAGAAACAAGAGCAGCAGCGAACCTCTACGAGAAATTAAGAAAGCTGAAAATGCTAGACCAGCTCAAGCAGGAAGCCATGACTAGACGTTACAAGGAGGCGGTATGAAACCAGAACATTTTATTCGTGAGCAAGGATTGGATAAGGCGCGAGAGGTTGTTGAAGGCATCCCAAGCAAATATATGGAGTGTTACTACTCAACATTATGCTACTGCACCAAAGCAAAAAAGTATTCAGATCGTTTTAATCCAAGAATTGAACTTGTGAACATGGCGGATCTCAAACGCTTGGTGGAGTCGATTGATCTGATCAAGTGGCATGGTGGCACTAAGTTTGCCAAAGACTACCTAGCGCGGAATAAAGCAAAGCATCCAAATGTAAGCGGCTGGGATGAATTGGAGCAGGCAATCAAAGACCACGAATCAATATATGGAGGCGGGGATGAGTAAAGTTCACAATTTAAAAACTGATCCAGAAGTTTTTCAAGCTGTTGTTGATGGTCGTAAAACATTTGAGATTCGTTTCAATGATCGAGATTTCAAAGTTGGCGATGAGCTGATTTTGCTTGAGACGATACATTCAGGCGAGCAAATGAAGCAAGGCATGCCGCTTCTATATTCAGGCAATGAACTTCGTAAAACCATCTCTTATGTCTTAAGCGGGTATGGGCTGCAAGAAGGATGGGTAATTTTAGGGATTAAAGGAGCCAGCCATGAGTGAGTTTAAAGGTGTTTGCATCGATTGTGGCTCTCCAGAGCTTTATTCAAATAGCGAAATAAGACAGCCAAGAATGTGTGTTGATTGCTATGCGGCAATGATTGGTTTTGCGCGGGTTGGGGGTTCTTTTGTGGATTCGGACACATTAGGCGACGACTTCCCCATAGAAAACCACATTTCGCCGAATTGCAAAGTAACTGAAGTTCACATTAACGAAGCTTACAAGCTTAATCGATTGGGGTGAAGAATGGATAAGTGTAGAGAAGAGTTTGAGAAGCAAAAGTACTGGATTGGGCTATTTAGAGACGCGGTTGATTTTGATGAGGAGCTTGGTCGATATGTTTTAAACGGTCAAAGAAAGCTTTACGCATTTCACCTCGATTCATTTAACGAGAAATGGGCAATTTGGCAGGAAGCATGGCAGCACCAGCAAGCGAAAGTGGAGGAGCTGCAAACCCAATTATCGCTACAACGTCAAAGAGTAAAGGCTTTTGAAGAAGAGCTTACTAGTTCACGTAACTATGGTGACGAGCTGCAAAAGAGGGTGGATGAACTTGAGTTTCAACTTAAAGATTGGAAGCAAAAATCAATGCCTGCAATGCTAAATGGTATGTGTGGTCGTTGCGGTAAAGAGCCGTTGCAAGGAATTGGCTCAGATAAAGAAGATTATGCGCTACTACATTGCTTTGGTTGTGGTGCAAACAAATACGAATGGATAGGAGAGCAAGCGCTCAAGGGGGAAGGATGAAAGCAACCAAGATCCCATGTGAGCATGACTTGCTAAGTAAGAACGACGACACATGGGCTAATGCTGTGATGCGCTGTAAGGGTGGAAGCCCTTACTGTGGAGCAGACGGTTATTGTCATGCAGGCGGCACCTGCTTTGCGGACCAAGAACTAACAAGAGAGCAAGCAATCTTAGAAGTAGATCGCCTAGCTCAAGAATTACATAACTCAAAGATTGAAAACGACAAGTTAAGAAATGCAGCTAGTCAGCTTGTTAATCAACTTGAATTGGCGAAAGAGCAGAACCTAAAGAACGGTAATGATCAGAGAGTATTTGCTTTGAAGTTCTGTATCCATGAAATCAAGAAAGCGATGGGGTGACCAATGACCACATTCAAAGAGGCTCAAAGGGTCCAGTCACAGAAGGCAGCTCGTTCAAAGCGATTTAATCGAGTGCCTACAGAAGATCAAGAACAGATGACGCTCATGAGTTGGGCGCATCGAGTGAAGTATGGTTCAGGTCGTTTGAGTGATTACCTGTTTCATATTCCTAATGGTGGCTCAAGAAACATCCTTGAAGCTGCAAAGTTTAAGAAGTTGGGCGTGAAGGCTGGTGTTCCAGACCTTCAGCTAATTGTTCCAAATGGTGAGATACACGGGCTTTGGATTGAGTTGAAGTCAAAGAAAGGGAAGTTACAACCAAGTCAAAGGCTCATGATTCAACGCTTAGAAGAACAAGGTTACATGTGCAAAGTCTGCTTCGGTGCAGATGAAGCCATAGATGAAATTAAAAAGTACTTAATGATTTAGGGTGACGGTATGAATGCAGTAGCAGTTGAGAAGTTTGAACGTTTTGAATGGTTGACTCATGGTTTAACTGCGAGTTCACCAAGTATTGAGCCAGTGGTGCGCGGAACAGGAGAGAAACCATTGAACTATCAAGACCGCTTGGGTGCTATTGCTTCAATGGATACCCAGTTAGCAAAGTCAGTCACCGCACTGATTATTTTCGAAGGTAGGTCAGAAAGTGATTATGAATATGTTCGTAATCACCTAGCTAAGATCATGATTCAAAATGCCGCAGTCGACAAGAAAAGAGAGCCTGAGCATGTCGCTATATATCACTTGGCATGGTTGATTGCTCGCATGGTATTGGACTTCGCATTAAATCCAGAGTTAGAAGAACATTACACAGCTAAAGGCCGTTTAGCATATGCAGGGCTTAAGAGTCATCAGATGAATGTAGAATGCTACCGCAAGACATGGAAGCCGTACGAAAACCTAATGACTATGGCAATTGAGTCGGCAATTGACGAAGCTGGCAAAGCAGTTGAAGCCTACAAAAGAAATACTTACAAAGATATGAAAGCGTAGGTATTCCATTATTGCGGAAACAAGAGTATAGTTTTTATATACTGGTCGTATTACGGATTTCCGAAGACCAACACATCAAAGCTCACTTAATCGTGGGCTTTTTTGTTGTCCGTAAAAAGACAATCTATCCTACTGGAGTGCCGACCAGTGGAACATGCCTTCGTGTAAACCTGCTTTATGCAGACTAGACTAGGGAGTGGCGTCCCGACTTAAAGAGCATTGAAAGCAAGTAAAACAGACCGTGCATGTTAGGTATGTGTGATTGTGAGTAGCGGTAGATCAGTTGCCGAGCTGATCGATATCGTAATCTAAGGCAAGGGTGTGGCAGTTTGCCACTCCCTTTTTAATTTTTAGCAAAGTAAATGTAGCTAAATGGTGCCGTTATGGACGAAGAAGAACTGAAACAAATTGAAGAAGATTGTCAGCAGTTTAAGAACGTAATCAAAACGGTGTTTTATTTGGCTGTGATGTTATTTGCAGCTTATTTGGTTTGGTGTAATTGGTGATTGTATGGATATGATCGAAGCAAAGAAGAATCTAGCAATATACAAAGCCAATTTAAGCAAACTGCAATCTTACAATCATTTATTTAGTAGCTATTCATTCCGTGCTGACTGTGAGCGAGAAGAAAGATTATTAAAAGAGCGTATTGAGGTGTTAGAAAATGCGTTCGAAAAAGAGGCTAAACGAGATAAGAGCACTACCCTGCGTTAGATGTGGCTATCCTCACTCACAAGCGGCTCATTCTAATTCTGGTAAGCATGGCAAGGGGAAAGGGATAAAAGCCTCAGATGCGTTTACAGTGCCTCTATGCCATAAGTGTCATTTCCTATTCGATACGTATCAATTTGGCACAAGACAAGAATCGGAAGCCATGTTTGAGCGGTGGTTGGAAAAGACGGAAAGGATGTTGAATATTGATGGAAAATCACAAGATTTATTTTGATATGATTTAACCAACGTAATTGGTGTAAGGATTTACAATGGTTAAGCATGTTGATTATGAGGCTGTATATGACGGTGAGAATTTTTCTTTCATCAAAGTATTAATGGATGATGGTTCATATGACCCAATAGCTGGAACAAATGGGACTTATGGCATCATAACTATTGTTGGATATGAGGTTAGGATTTCGTACCCTGAAAATCTCACACAAGAATTAATAGAGAAAATGGTAAACCAATTTACTAGAAAGAATTAAGCCACCCTCGGGTGGTTTTTTATTGCGAGGTCAAAATGAAAAGTAGTGATATTGCAAACGTTATTGTCATGGTGGCCTTCCTTATTTGTATGGCTGTAATAAAGGTGTACGGCAGTTAGTGAGGTCAAAATGGAACCACGATTCGTCATCAAAAACCATTCTGACATCAACTATGTAATTGGATATCTCAATACTAATCATGCAAAGGCAGCGAACGAAGGGAAGCCCTTGGTTGTTACTATTACTTGTAAGCAAGAAAGCCTACACCAGCAAGAGCTAATAAAACAAAAGGATACAGTAATAAAATTTGCTAACAGTATGGCGAATTTAGATCAACAGAAGTTCAAGGAATTACAAGAACGGATAAATCTTGCCCTGCAACAAATACAAGGCAATTTGCAATATGTTGAGCAGGATAAGAGAGAAAACTTTGAATTTCTGCAAATGGCTATGATTCGAGCATTTAAAGAATTAGAGAAAGTGCTCAATGGTGGTGAGCCTAAATGACATCGATGAGTTTAGCGGATTATCACTCTAAATTTCCAAACGGCCATAAAGCTAAAAAGGGCCGTAATAAATTTAATGCTTCAAAAGTCACATTAGATGGGATGACTTTCGACAGCAAAAAAGAACTCAAGCGATATATCGAACTTAAAGCCATGCAGCAACGCGGTGAAATCTTTGGATTAGAGCACCATGCAAAATTTGAATTGGCTCCTAAAACTAAGATAGAGGGGGAAAAGAGAACAAAGCCGGCACTTAGATATTTTGCTGATTTTACTTACTACCTCATCAATGGCGAGTACATCGTTGAGGACGTTAAGTCTATTGCTACTAGGAAATTACCTAGTTATCGCAATAAGAAACATTTAATGAAAACTGTACACGGTATTGATATTAGAGAGGTTTGAGAAAAGTTTATGAGCGACATTGAAACGGTAGGCTGGACGGCAGATAAGCGGTTTTTCATATTAAAAATTAATATGGAAACGAGTTTGACTACAGATGATTGTGAGGTTTTAGCAGGATTGTTTGTTGAAAAATATAGTCTGGAATTTTCAGGCTGCCAGTTTCATGGAAAGCTCGCAGTGATATGTGGAGATAAAGTTTACGTGAATCCTTGGGCGCTTGATCAAGAAGCAAGTGTAGATGAACCAGTTGAGGAACTGTCATTTAGTGAGTTCCAAACGTTATTGAATAATTAAGGTATAGGGGGTGCTTATCTTATGACTACAGTTGTAATGGATTGGTCAAGATTTTCTATTTTTGAATGGTTCGTTTGTGGCTTAAACCCGAAATCACCTTCATTTGGTGCTGCGAACGTTAGATGTACTGATGGGAGGTCAATAGACTTTCATGACAAATTAGGGGTGGTAGCTGCAATGGGTGATCAACTAACAAAATCAGTTGCAATGGTCATTATGACCGAAGGAAAGTCCCAACGGGATTATGAATATGTTCGCAATCATTTAGCTAAAATAATGATTGATGGAGCAGAGAAAGATAAAAGAAGAGAGCCTAAGGGGATAGCTATTTACCACTTAGCTTGGTTAATTGCTCGTATTGTTATTGATTTTGCTTTAGATCCCGAATTAGAAAACGCACATAAGGATCCTGGTCGACTTGTTTATGCCGGCATTAGAAGTTTCCAAATGGATCCGGAGGTATACCGCAAAACATGGAAACGATACGAAGATATGATGATTGCCGCGCTTAATGAAGAAATTTTAAAAGCTACTGTAATCGCTGAACGCTATAAGAAAGAAACCTTAAATGAAGCAAGAAATTAGTTTCCACTTTTGTGCTATTTGAGGTATAGTTTTATTAAATTGGTCGAAGTATAAATTAGACCAAATTGCATTTAAAAGCTCATCTAAACAGGTGGGCTTTTTTATGGCCTCATTAAAAGCTCGGGTCCTTAAGGAGACCGAGTTTTTTTATATCGAGTAAAACTGGGGACGAAGTACTGCGGTAACAGCACTTCGACCTCCTGACAGATGTAGCCTGCCAAAAGCCAAGCCCAGCTATCGTGCACACGATTTGCGAAGGCTATCAAAAATATAAGCTTTTGCACAGGAAAATTTTTATGAAATCAAAACCAATAATTCCATGGCAAGGTGGTAAAACCCGTTTGGCTAAGGATTTGTTGTGTAAGTTCCCAGAACATTCATGTTATGTGGAATTATTTTGTGGTGGAGCAGCATTATTCTTCTTAAGAGAAGGACCAGCAAGAACTGAAGTAATAAATGATCTGAATGGCGAGTTGGTAAATCTGTACCGGGTAGTGCAGAACCATTTAGAAGAATTTGTGCGTCAATTCAAATGGTGCATTTCAAGTCGCCAGATTTTTGAATGGGAAAAACTAAAAGTACCAGACACACTAACGGATATTCAGCGAGCTGCAAGATTTTATTACCTTCAGCAACATGCGTTTGGTGGTAAGGTTTCTGGGCAGACATTTGGATATGCAACAACAGGCCGCTCTTTAAATCTCTTGCGGATAGAGGAAAGTTTAAGTGCAGCACATTTGCGTTTGAATGGAGTCTATATTGAAAACCTGTCCTGGGATATTTGCTTTGATAAGTATGACCGGGAACATACATTTTTTTATGCTGATCCGCCGTATCTAGATACAGCAGGTTATGGAGTAGATTTTCCATTAGATCAGTATGAACTTCTTTCTGAAAAGATGAAGACTTGCAAAGGGAAGGTAATGCTATCAATTAATGATCATGAAAAGATTCGTGAAATCTTTAAAGGTTTTAATTTTGCATGTACTTCAATTAATTATTCTGTTGGTCGTGATTTGGCTGCTAAGAGTAAGAAAAGTAATGAACTGATAATTATGAATTATTGATCTCATAATTTGGTTTAAAAGTTTGCCGTAATAATTGCGGCGCAAACGGCCCCTCTAAAAAATGGTTATTGGAGGGGCTTTTTCTTTTTGGAGAAATAAAAGTGCGTATGAGCCGATTATTACTAGCCACAACTGCTGGATTAATGGCCTTAAATACAAAACTAAGTGTTTTAAGCGCCTTGGTTGCATCATGTGGACACGCATCACCTTTGAGCTGTAAGGCAAATACAGTAAAGAGTAAACCTAACAAACTAAGTCAAAAGAAAAAACGCCTTATTGCTCGTCGTCTTAATAAACATAAGTGAGCTGGATAAATGGACAAAAACGAAGCTAAAAAAAATCTGGATAAATATTCACAGGAACTTGAGCGTTATCAAAATCTCTCCAGATCGGGTCTTAGCCGTGATGAAATGTTAGTTATCGATAGAATAATTCTTAGATTAAAAAAGCAAGTTAATAATTTACGGACGGCCTTATATGGACAGTAACGATTATTTTTGGCTTACAAGAAAAAAGAACCAAGAACAAAACCAAAAAGCCGCCCATTACCCAAAGCAACTCAAAAATACCTAGAAGCTGAAGAAGAATTTACTCATGCATTAGATGTGCTTGAAATCAAATATGAAAAGAAATTTAAGTTTAAATCTACAAAACATTGGCGATTTGATTTTCATTTAATTGAACATCGTATTCTGGTCGAAATTGCGGGTGGTCCATGGTCAGGTGGTCGAAAAGGTAAGCTCAAAGATAAAGCTTGGAGTATGGATCGATACGATGATGCTGAAGCAATGGGATATACGGTTGTTCGGTTAGAGGCAGCACCAAGTTTTAAAATTAATGAATCTGGCCCGTTACAGATACAAGCTCATTTTGCTAGTCAGTGGCTTAAAAACTTAAAGAGGCAAATATTTAATGGATCAGATCAGACCGTTTCCACCAACTGATTTTATTGATCAAGCTGAAGAAGAGGAAGCAATTCGTTTAATACCGGCTCCAGACCTAAAAAAATGGGTTGTGGCTAATTACTTAACGATTGGTGGGCCTCTTTATAATCCAGATCATGATCATATTGCTGAGTTACTTCATGATAATGAAGAGTTCTTGGCATTTGCTTGGGCCTCTTCTGCATATAAAAGCAAGCAGGCGATGGTGCTGGGGCAGTGTGAAAAAGTAATGTTTAACGTCGGTGGCTGGCGTAAAGCTAGACAAGAGCAACAGATGCGTGACTGGTTCGGTTTTGTGCCAACATACTTAATAACTGTCGACGCTTCTTTCTGTGAGCGTGCAAACGATACAGAGTTCTGTTATTTGCTTGAACATGAGCTTTACCACATTGGAGTGATGAGAGACGAGGACGGAGAAATTGTTTATAGCGATAGTTCTGGTCTGCCTAAGCACTATCTTGCTGGTCATGACGTTGAAGAGTTTATTGGCGTAGTTAAACGGTGGGGACCAAGTAAGAATGTTAAGCGACTTATTGAGGTCGCAAAAAATCCGCCGTTTGTTTCTGATTTAGATATTGCGAGATGCTGCGGGAACTGTGTAATCAATTGAGCCTTATGGCTCTTTTTTTTGTCCTGTTTGCTGTACGTAGCTGTACGAAGGGGAATTTATGGCAGCACTAAAAGAGCCTGTGAAAATATTTATTGTTCAAGCTCTTGCATGCCGTGATACCCCTCAAGAAGTGGTTGAACAGGTCAAGCAAGAGTTTGGAGTTGATATTAGTCGTAGCCAATGCGAATGCTATGACCCAACAAAATATTCGGGCAGAAACTTAAGCAAGAAGTTTGTTGAGCTTTTTGAATTAACCAGAGAGAAGTTTGATAAAGGCTTAATTGATATTCCTATTGCTAATAAGTACTACCGACTGAAGCAATACCAAAGACAGCTTGAGAAGACTAGAAACGTCAAAACAGCCTTAAAAATTCTTGAGCAAGCCGCTAAAGACATTGGTGGTCAATTTACTAATCGTCAAGAAATTACAGGCAAAGACGGCGGACCAGTCCAAACAGTTAATTCTGAAATTCCAGTTCCAATGGAAGATTACTTAAAAGCGCGGAGGGAAGTCTTAGATGAGTACTGATGCGGCTCGGGATAAAGCCATCCAGATCGAGGCGCAAGAAGATTTATATTTCTTCACAAGGTACATGTTTAAGGAGCGCCGTGGTTATAAATGGATGCAGAACTGGCACCACTTAGAAATCTGTGAAGCTTTGATGAAAGTTTATCGCGGAGAGATAAAGCGGTTAATTATTAACGTTCCACCACGATATTCTAAAACTGAAATTGCTGTAATTAATTTTATGGCTTGGTGTTTTGGAAAGAAGCCTGACTGTGAGTTTATTCATATCAGTTACTCGGCAATGCTTGCCGCAAATAACGCCTTCCAGATTCGAACACTCGTACAAGAGGAGGCGTATAAAAAGGTCTTTCCTGATCTTACATTGCGTGATGATAGTAAGGCTAAAGACTTCTGGAGAACTTCTCAAGGCGGTGTCTGCTATGCGACTGGTACAGGCGGTACGATTACTGGTTTTGGCGCAGGTAAACTTCGTGATGGGTTTGGTGGATGCATCATTATCGATGACCCACACAAAGCGCATGAAGCTTCTTCTAAAACAATTCGAGAAGGGGTAATTGATTGGTTCCAAAACACCCTTGAGTCGCGTACTAACTCACCAGATACGCCGATTATTGTGATTATGCAGCGACTTCATGAAGATGATTTGGCTGGTTGGTTGTTAGGCGATAGAAAAGATGGCGTTCCTGTAGCTGGTGGTAACGGTGAGGTATGGGAACATCTTTGTCTTTCTGCTATTCAGGAAGACGGATCCGCACTATGGCCAGCAAAACACAATATCCAAAAGTTAAGGCAAATGGAGCAAGCTGCGCCGTATGTTTTTGCGGGGCAGTACCGACAAATGCCATCACCGCCAGCAGGCGGTTTTTTTAAGCCTGACAATATTCAAATTGTTGATGCTTTGCCTGCGGATGTCTTGAAACAAGTAAGGGCTTGGGACTTTGGAGCAACCGAAAACGAAGGCGACTTTACTGTAGGTGTAAGAGAAGCTCTAGGCGCAGATGGTTTTACTTACATTGTCGATGTAACTAGAGGACAGCTTGGTCCAGACAATGTAAATAAACGCTTAAAGCAAACCACTGAGCTTGATGGAAAAAACGTAACTGTTCGAATTCCTCAGGATCCTGGTCAAGCAGGGAAATCTCAAGCTCTGGCATTTACAAAACTTCTCAGTGGCTATCATGTGGTTGCAAAACCAGTATCGGGTGACAAGATCACTCGGGCACAGCCTTTTGCCGCTCAAGTAAACGTAGGAAATGTACGTATGCTCAAAGGTGAATGGAATAAGGACTTTATTGATGAGCTTCGTCATTTTCCTAACGGTACACATGATGACCAAGTGGATGCAGCCTCAGATGCGTTTAATGAATTACATGAAGGTTTTGAAGCCTTCTTTGCTGATATGGGATTTGCACGATGAGTGATGTAACTTTTCAACATGCTGAATATGTTAAGAACTTGCCATACTGGCAAAAACTTGATGATGTTTGTGAAGGTGAGGATGCAGTTAAGGCTAAAGGTGAAAAATATTTGCCGATGCCAAATGCACATGATAAGTCACCTGCAAATAAAAGCGCTTATGAGGCTTATCTTACCCGTGCAGTCTTTTATGAAGTAACAGGGACTACATCAAATAGTTTAGTTGGAGCAGCTTTTGCAACAGATCCAAGTTTTAAATTTCCTCCGGAACTTGCTCATTTAGAACGTAATGCAAATGGTGCTGGTTTAAGTACTTATCAATTGGCTCAAAATGGAATTCGCCATTTATTGAAGCATTATCGTTGTGCTTTATATGTAGATTATCCTGATGTGCCGCCAGCTCGTAATCTAGCGGAATTTAAAGCACAAAAAGCCTATCCGATGATTCATTTACTAAATGCCCTTGATGTAGTGAATTGGGATTCAGTAATGATCGATAACCAGAAAAAGCTTTGCTTAGTGGTTATCCGTGAATTTAGGTCTGAGCGCGGTGCTGATGGATTTAGTAAAACCGAACAAGAGCAATATCGTGTACTTCGTTTAGAGCAAGAGGGTAATGGGGAATATATTTATTCCGTTCAGGTGTACACAAAGGGTGAAAAGGGTAACTGGGTTGGCGGAGATAAGAAGTTTCCAACAGATTACAATGGGAATTTCTGGACCTATATACCTTTTACATTTGTAGGTGCAATTGATAATTCAGAAGAGATTAAGAAGCCGCCATTACTTCCTTTGGCCAATCTCAATTTAGCCCATTATCGTGACAGTGCGGACTTTCAAGAGTCCGTTTTTTATATGGGGCAACCTCAATACTTTGCGAAGGGTGTTACATGGGAATGGTACGACCAAGCCAAAAAACGTGGCATATACATTGGTGCGAAAGTACTTTTGCCTTTACCTGAAAATGGTGAATTAGGAATTGTTCAAGCCGACCCTAATACTCTTGCCCGGGAAGCGATGAAAGATAAGTGGGAAAAAATGAAGGAGATGGGGGCGCGTTTAATTGAGAAGGGTTCTGGAAGCAAAAAGACTGCTACAGAGGCAAATAGTGATGACGCCGTTCAGCATTCAGTTCTTTCGCTCTGTGTCGTTAATATGAATGAAGCCTTGTCAGCAGCATTACGATGGGCAGCAAAGTTTGTAACGCCTAATGTGGATGTTCTAACTAAAGATGATTTGATGTTCGAAATCAGTCAAGAATTTAACAAACAGGGTTATTTAGCTGAGTTAGCTCGACAGTTATTTGAAGCAGCTCTACAAGGCCGATCTTCATTTAAATCATGGTGGGAATACAACCAAACAGGTATGTTCCCTAAACAAAAATATGAAGAAGAGCTTCAGAATGTTGAAGCAGAGCAAGATGGGACTTTAAATCAAAAGGTAGAGTGAGATGGCAACAGATATCAAAAAACTATTTGAAGCACTCACTCAGCACCAGGCCTATCTTTATCGTGCTTCATCAAAAACGGTAAATGAGTTATTGGCTTTATTCAATGATGATACGAGCAAGATGCTATCTAAGCTTCGGGATTTATTGGATGAGCTTAATGAGTCGGAGAAAGTTGCTTTAGCTGGTGGTAAATATACAACTTCAAATTTAAGGGAAATTAGGGATTTGATTGCCCAATGGTTTGCCAGTGTTAATTTAGCATTACCTGAAGCTTTTGCCGTTTCTGCTACGGCGCTGGCTGTTTATGAGGCCAATTACGTAGCTAAGCTCTATGGAGCAAAAATTAATAAGCCTGATGGGGAAAAACTATTCTTATCCGCTAAAAAAGTTCCGTTGGCAGGTGGCGCTCTTGTCGATGATCTGCTTTCAAGAATTGCTGAAAGTGCCCGTCAAAAGGTTGAGTATGCAATTCGAGATGGTATTAATTCAGGCAAAACTAACCAAGAAATTGTTCAGCGTATTCGTGGTACCAAACGGCTTAACTATGAAGATGGGATCTTAAATGGTACCAAAACTGATATTGAGCGAACGGTAAGAACTGTGCGAAGTCATGTAGCTAATCAAGCCTATCTAAATAGCTTCAACCAAATTGGCTTTGAATATGTCAGATTTGTTAGCGTTTTAGATGGACGAACTTCTAAGCTTTGCGCTTCATTAGATGGTTCAGTGTGGGAAATAAATGATCCGGCAAAGCGAGTGCCGCCGTTACATCCTAACTGTCGCAGTATCTTGGTTCCGGTCGAGAAGGACGGTCAACTTGTTGGCGAACGGCCATTTGTAATGGACGAACGTAGAGTTAAAGACATCCCCAAAGAAGAGCGAAGCCAGTTAATAGGACAGTTAGATGCCAATACCACTTTTAAAGAATTCTTTAAAAAGACAGATGATTTCTTTCAAAAAGAGTGGCTAGGGCCGAAGCGTTACAAGCTCTATAAGGAAGGAAAATTTGATTTTGAAAAGTTCTTTGATCCTGAAGGCCGTTTCTATAGCTTAGATGATTTGAGAAAGTTGGATGAAAAAGCTTTTAAAAAGTTGGGTCTGTAATTTTTCTTATGTTATTTTTTTTAAAACATCAGAATTTATACAATATGAAAACAATAGCTTTTGTATGTCTAACCCTAATTTCCATCACTTGTTTAGCTGAACCAAGTCAAAAATATCTTAAAGAATATGATCGATTGTCTGAAGCTTTGGAGTCAGCAATGGCAAATGCATATTCTTTTGATCCTACAACTGGTCAAGTAAAACAGGCTACTCAAGATTTAGAAGCTAAAAATAATTTATGTAGAGCTGCCCAGGCGAAACTAAACCTCACCACGTTTTTAAAAGACAATTTAGAGGAATCTAAAGAGCTTTATAAATCTATTGATGGTGCAGAGACTCTAGATAAAAATTATCTTAGTGGACAACAGCAGGAACAACAAAATCTCGTTTCAAATTTGAAAAAAGACCTTGTTGGAACTGGATTTAACTGTGAGTAATTATCGCCGATGACAGGCAATCCTAAATTCACTTTAGACACAATTTTCACCTATAAAAGCGCCCAAACAGCGCTTTTGTCATTTATGGAGTTTGGCTTATGAGTGAATCAAAAGTTAGACATTTGGTACTTAAAAGAGTTTCAGATAAATCTTCTCATCTTGCTCTTTGTGACGAGGAAACAGGTATTCCATTAGCTGGATTAACCGCTGTAAAAATGAATTGTAGTGTTTTTGAGGGTCCAGCGACTATCACGGCAACATTTGATGTAGGTGGTCCTCAAGGCATCCGCTTAGTTGGTGATGAACCTAGATCAGAGGTTTGGAATAAAAAGTAAACGTAGCTAAAGGTACTACAAATGCCTGAAAAGCAAATCAATATGTCAGATGCTCAATATATTCTGAGCACAAAATGAATTCTGGTGCCATTTCTTCAAATTAAGGTTTCAAGCCATGGCAATTTATGGTTTTACTTTTGAAAGATTAAAAGCAATTGCACTCATCAAATAGAACTTAATTTTTAACCATAGCACCTTCGGGTGCTTTTTTTGCGAGAAGAAAATGCCAAGCCCTATTATCCAATATTTCCAATATGAACATTTACCTGAACATTTGCAGCAAGTTAGTAAGCCAATTGGTGATTTAGCTCGGCAAATGGATGAGCAACTTCCTGACGGGCCTGAAAAATCCACAGGATTAAGAAAGCTACTTGAAGCAAAAGATGCATTTGTACGCCAAGCTTTAAGTAAATAATCATTTATAGAAATGAAGCGTCCTAAAGGGCGCTTTTTTATTGCCTGCCGAAAGCGGATGCTAACGGCGAATCCGGGCGGATGCCCATTTTGTATATATAGGTTGGATGACCAATGAAACTTAAAACAGTAACAATCGACGGTAAAGTTTATGCGGAAGTAGACGGTGATAAGCCGATCTATATTCATGATGACGGCAAAGAAATGCCACATGATGCACCACACTCGGTAGCAACAATTGCACGCTTAAACAATGAAGCTAAAACACATCGTGAAGCCAAAGAAGCAGCCGAAAAAGCATTAAAAGCTTTTGATGGAATCGAAGACCCAGCGGCAGCTAAAAAGGCATTACAAACAATCCAAAATCTCGACGATAAAAAGCTGGTCGATGCCGGCGAAGTTGAGAAAGTGAAAGCTGAAGCTATCAAAGCAGTTGAGGAAAAATATGCCCCGATTGTTGCGCAACGTGATGCTCTAGAAGCCTCTTTACATAAAGAACTTATCGGCGGTGGTTTTGCTCGTTCTAAGTACATTCAAGACAACATTGCAGTACCTGTGGACATGGTTCAGGCAACCTTTGGTCATCACTTCAAAATCGAAGAAGGCAAGGTGGTTGCATATGATCCGAACGGCGAAAAGATTTATTCACGTGTCCGCCCGGGTGAACTTGCAAATGTTGATGAAGCTTTAGAGTCATTGGTTGGTGGATACCAGCATAAAGACTTAATTCTTAAAGGTGGTAAAGGAACTGGTGGCGGTTTTCAAGGTGGGGGCAAAGGTGGAGCTCCAGCAGGTATGAAGCGAAGCGAGATGTCAGTATCTCAAAGAGCCGATTACATCAAAGAACATGGCCAAGAATCTTTCCTAAAACTACCGAACTAATCATTAAATATTTGGAGATAAGTAGTTATGACTACAACAGTAAATTCAGACATGATCATCTACAACCAATTGGCTCAAACTGCTTATTTAGAGCGTTTGCAAGACAATTTAAATGTCTTTAACCAAGCTTCAAACGGCGCGATTATCTACCGTAACGAAATTATTGAAGGTGATTTCAATAAAGAAGCTTTCTATAAAGTTGGTGGTAGCATCAAACATCGTGATGTGAATTCAACGGCCAAAGTGGTTCCTGAGAAAATTGGTTCTGGAGAATCTGTAGGTGTGAAAGTTCCATATAAATATGGTCCTTATGCCTCTACAGAAGAGGCATTTAAGCGCCGAGCTCGCACACCTGAAGAGTTCGCAATGATTCTTGGTTATGATTTGGCAGATGCTTTAGTTGCAGGACGTTTACAGTACAGCTTAGCTTCATTAAAAGCCGCTATTTCTAGCAATATTGATATGGTTGCAAAAGGTAGTATCGCTGTGGATGGCCGTAAAGCATTAACACGTGGTATGCGTAAGTTTGGCGACAAATTTGGCCGTATTAGTTTATGGGTAATGAACTCAGATACGTACTTCGATATTGTCGATGATGCGATCACTAAACAAATCTACGGCGAATCGGAAATCGTAATCTATGGTGGTTTGCCAGGTACTTTAGGTAAGCCGGTATTGGTTACTGATGCTGTAGGTGACGATGATGCATTTGGTTTGCAAATGGGAGCAGTTACTGTCACTGAATCACAAGTACCTGGCTTCCGAGCGTACGACATCAATGATGAAGAAAACTTAGGAATTGGTATGCGTGCTGAAGGTACATTTAACCTAGATATTCTTGGTTATAGTTGGGATACAACCAAAGGTATTAATCCTGATCTTACATTACTTGGTTCAAGTGCTAACTGGTTGAAGCATGCAACAAGCAACAAAATGACGGCTGGTACATTGCTTGATTTGTCAGGTACAACTACTGGTTAATTCTTAAAAATCTCATTTATCAGAGGGCTATTAAGCCCTCTTTTTTATTAATAAGAGAAAAGCATCATGAAATTAATCTATACACGTATTGCGGCAGCTGCAGCTTTAGAAGTAGGGACAATTGCAAACCCTGATTACTACGAATATCCAAATCGTAGTGCTGAAGAAGTCATCATCTACGGCGATTATCCGAAAATTCATAATGATTATGAAGATTTGGGCATTCCAGTTGAAGTTCGCAAATTGGAAGAACCTGCAAAAACCACTTTGGCCACAGTAAATGTTGAAGTAGGAATTACACCTGAACTGCAAGAGGTTATCGATAATGCGAAAGCCGAGTGTGAAAAAGTCGTTGAAGAAAACGGGCAACTTAAACAAAAAATCCAAATCTTAGAACAGGCCAGTGGTGATAGTTCGGAGTTGATTTCTGAAAACTCACGTTTAAAAGATGCTGTAACCCTAGCAGATAAGGCTACTAAAGCAGCTGAAGCACAGGTGGAAAGTATCCAAGCAGAATTTGATGCTTTTAAAAATGATATTGCGGCCATGAAAGCGCGTATTGCTGAATTGGAAGCAGGGAAAGCGACAGAAAATCCGACAACAGAAACGGCGGCTAATGATTTTGAAAATTGGTCTAATGATCAATTAAAAGAGTACTTAGCAAGTAAAGACATTGGTTATAAACCATCAGCAACTAAAGCCGAACTTCTTAAATTAATTCCGAAGGAATAATCCTATGAGCTTTATTACTGTAGATGACGCAAATTCAATTTTGGGCAGCGATTTTGCACCGGATAGTGATAAAGCTCGTCTGGTTCAACTGGCAAATGTCTGGATGAAAAAACGGATTGGTTTTGTACCGGATCCTATAGATCCGCTTCTTAAGGATGCTGCTTGTGAAATCATCAAGGGTATTTTGGCTAAGGTGATTTATAACGGTAAAGAACAGCAGCTGAAGCGTAAGAAAGTAAAGGCCGATTCTGTTGAGTCTGAAAAGGAATATCAAGATGGATCTGAAGCAATTTCCAGCTTTGAGCAGATAGCAATTGATTTTATTGATTCCCTTGATCTGAAGGATCCTAACGCTAGTTTTAATGGCTTTGGAATTCCACTTTATAGAGCATGATTTATGGGACTACGTGACGAAATTCAGGCAGAAATTGCTGAAGCATTTGACGAGGATCTAGCTGACGCCGTTCATACTTTTACGTGTGAAAGGATAGTCAGTACAAGCTGGAATCCTAAAACTAACACTTCTGAAAATGTAGTTGAAAATTATTCTGGTCGTGGCGTCTTATTTGGTTCGTACAGTCAGTATGAAGTTTTAACACTTGGAGTACTGGCCACAGATAAAAAAGCTACTGTGCTGCAGAATGAAGTTTCAATGGTTCCCAAACTTGAAGATGAATGGGTAACTGAACAGGGTACATTTCGAGTTAAACATATTAAACAAGATCCAGCCGCGACCATTTGGAAGTGTCAGTTACGGAGAGTGTGATGTCTTGGGTTGTATATAAATTTCATGAAAGTGTTCAAGTGGTACCTGCAGATGATTTAAGACCACACACTTTTTTTCATTGTGAATGCCATCCCAAAATTGTGGATGGCATTTTTATTCATAATTCATTTGATGGTAGAGAAGCTACGGAAACACTCTTACCAAGCTGAGAGGATGGCCATGGTTAATAACGATTATGTGCCTGAGTGGTACATATCACCATTTCAACATGTCAAATATACACTCGCAAGAAATCAGTTGCACATGGATCTACTATTTGAGGACATGGGTGAAGCTGATCAATTTTTGGATATGGGAGCTGATGCCCAGGTTAGCACTTTTTCTAATGGTGCTTATGCAATTGTCCAGATCGGGGAGACGTCAGATAAAGATCAAATTCAAGTATATGGATTGCTTTTACATGAAGCGGTTCACGTTTGGCAAATAGTAAAGAAGCGAATGGGTGAAAGTGAACCAAGTGTTGAGTTTGAAGCATATTCAATTCAAGCGATCGCTCAAGACCTATTTGAAATGTACGAAGCAAGCGAGGTGAGCAATGGGATGGAAGGGGAAAAAGCCGACTAGCTTTAGTGTTGATGTGGTGAAAAATGCTGAAGAACAAGTAAAGAAAATCACGATGGATACCGTGCAATCACTTGTAGTTTCGAGTCCAGTTGATACAGGTGCTTACAGAGCTTCTCATATCGTATCTATTGGAACTGCTGATTATGGTGTTCGTGAACCATCAACTAATCCAGTTCAAGATGCAGCAGTTCAAGCAGTCAAGTTTAAGCTTGGAAATCTGATCTTTATTCAAAACAACAAAGCCTATGGTCCGCGATTAGAAAACGGTTGGTCTGATCAAGCACCTCTTGGTATTTACAGCACTACTTTCACTTACATTACTCAAAAATATGGTGGCTAAGATGCCAATGACATTAGAGCAAGCTAGACAAGCAATAGTCGACCGTATGATGGCCTTTACAGGAATTTCTCAAGAAAGAATCCATTATCCAAATGCACCAGGCTTCTTAGCACCAGCAAAGGGCTTATGGTGCCGCTTAACCATTAAATGGGGTCCAAGTTTCATTGCTGGGTTAGCCGATACACCCTGTACTCGACGTACTGGGAATATCTTGATTCAATGCTTTGCAAGACCAGACACGGGAGACCAGGCAATAACCATTCTAAGTGTTGCATTACTTTCACATTTTGAATATTTCAGGATTGGGCATTTAGAATGCTTTCAAGGTCAAACGATAGATGCGGGTAAAGATGCTGACTTTCTGCAGTACAATGTGACGATTGGATTTACGGTGAATTGATATGTCTTACATGCTGACGCTAGAAGAAATTGAAATTAAAAAACAAGAGCTTGAACGACACTTGGCAGATGTAATGGCTAAGGAGCTAAGTAAATGGCAGTTGTCTAATAAATTATGTATTTCTGATGTAAAAATTCGCCTCGCTAATGTTAATAGCATAAATGGACCAAATTTAAATATTGTTACTGGAGTAAGTGTTGATTTGGATGATTGATATTAAGTTTTAAAGAAGTTACCGCCTGAGGGCGGTTTTTTTACGTCCCTAATTTTATAGCCACCTTCGGGTGGCTTTTTTTATGCCTAACGTCGGAGTATATAGATATGTCGAGTGGTGCACGTCAGATAACACAAATCGCGAAGGAAACCACTGTTGGTACCACACCTTCACCCTTCGCACGTACGACCTTTGAATTTACTGAAAATGGCCTTGATGCGACAGTAACAAAGGAAGACTCTAACTCAATCACAAGTGGCCGTATTGCACGTTCATCAATGATTACCGGTGCAGAGTATGCCGGTGAATTAAAATGTGAAGCGAAGTACAGTTCATTAGTTCAAGACTTAATGGCTGCAGCTGCTTTTAATAACTGGTCGTCAAATGTATTAACTTTTGGTGGCACACTTCGTCAAACATTTTCTGTTTTACGTGGCTTTGAAGATGTTAATGACTACCATGTTTTCCGTGGATGTCATGTAAACACTTTTGGAATTGATATTCCTGAAGCTGGCTTAATTACAATGACTTTCGGCCTTATGGCTCTTGGTCGTACAAAATTTTCTTCAGCACCGGCTGGAACAATTACAGCGGCAGATAACAATCCTAAAATGTCGAATGTCTCTGTAGGTGACATTTTAATTGACGGCGTTTCTCAAGCTGGGATTTCATGCTTGACCGCTTTTACATTTAATTGGGATAACACTATGCAGCTACAACGCTGTTTAGGTGGTGGTATTGATGCACGTGCAATCCTAGAAATGCTTGCAACAGGTACAGGTTCATTTACCGCAGCTTGGTCACGAAATACATCCGATATGTATGAAAAGCAATTCACTAACAAAACAATTTCATTAAAAGTTCCAATCACTGATACAGATGGGAATAAATATGAAATTTTTATTCCTAAAGCTGAAATTACTGCCCCATTACCTAGTGGTGGTAATTCAGATCTTTTAAATGCTTCATTCGAATATAAAGTCGTTGAAGTAGCCCCAACCATCACTCGTACACCAGCAGCAGTTCCTGCGCCTTAATCAATCTGATAGCAGCCTTAGGGCTGCTTTTTTTGGAGTTTAAAATGGCTTTAAAAGTAAGCATTCAGACTAGTAAAACAGTTAGTAAATGGCGTAAGTATATTGATGGTGAAGGGAATGTATTAGCTGAATTTAAAGTACGTGGTATCTCATATAAACCATATCAAGTGGCCCTTGAGCGTGCAAATAATCAGATTGCATCAAAAGGTTATGATGTAACTAAAGCTAGTAAAGACGACAAGCTATATCATGAATTGCTTCTTGAAGCTGCGGCCTGCCATTTAATTGAGGACTGGAAAGGCGTAGTTTTTGAAGAAGTAACCGAAAATCAAGAACTGATTGTGTCTGAACCAGAATATTCGCAGGAAAATGCAATTAAGTTGTTGAATCTAGGCGATCTTGGTGTGGCAATTTGGTTGTTTGTGAGACAAGAGGCGGAAAATATCCAAAAAGAAGCTGATGCATATAAGGATGAAGTAGTGGGAAAGTCATTAACCTCTACAACTGGACCAAGTTCAACTCAGAAGAAGAAGCGAGCGACTACAACAAGAAACAAACAGCAATTGCAAAAGCCTTAAATTTAAAAATAGCTGAAACCATCCAAAAGCCTGAATACTCATTTACAGCCAATGCCATTCTTTCAGCATATAACGTAATTTCCCGTTCAAGGCGTTATGAGCAAGGCATTCCCTTGGCTTTGGATATTGCAGCTATATCTGCCTATTGTGATCATTATGAGATCCCAGTCGAAAGAGATATTTTTAACGACTGTATCTTTGCAATGGATAATATTTTTCTGGATGATTCTCACAAAAAAATGAAGCGTCCAACAAAAAAATAACCCTAGAGGTATTTACTAAAAACAACTCTAGGGTTATAATTGACTCATCAAGTTAACAAGGGGACGGTGTGAAAAGTCTGGATTTAATCAAAATGATTGAAGCAGACGGTTGGTATGAGGTTAGGGTTTCAGGAAGTCATCATCACTTCAAACACCCAACCAAAAAGGGATTAGTAACAATCCCTCATCCTAAAAAGGATTTACCAAACGGAACTGTTAAAAGCATTTTGAAGCAAGCGGGTCTAAATTGACCCGCTTCAATCAGACTCATATAGTCCTATTTCACAGTACGATTTTGTACATGAGGTGAGTGCAATGTTATATCCAATTGCTATTGAAAGAGGTACAGACACCGAAGCCTTTGGTGTCTCCGTTCCAGATATTCCAGGGTGTTTCAGCGCAGGCGATACATTATATGAAGCTATCGAGAATGTTAAAGAGGCTATTTCTGGCCACTTGGAAATCCTAGCAGAAGATGGAGAGGAGATTCCTTTAGCATCTGATGTCAGTAAGTTTATTGACCAAGAAGATTATAGAGGTATGATCTGGGCAGTTACTGAAGTTGATGTTAGCCGTTACTTAGGTAAACCAGAAAAAATCAATGTTACTTTACCAAGCCGATTAATTCGGAAGATTGATGATAATGTTGGTAAAGATAAAAGATTTAAAACTCGCTCTGCTTTTTTGGCCGCTGGTGCTGAAAAGCTACTACATGCTTAAAATAGAGAGGCCACTCAATCGAGTGGCTTTTTTATTTCCCACCTGTTAAATTTAACTTATTAAAAACGATGGACTTTACAAGAAACGGTGAAATTATGCAGAAGTTCTTAGCAGTAGGGGTATTTAGTTTAGGATTAGCAGGGTGTATGACACCAATAACTCCTACACAGCAGGCTATGCCAGAGATATCACAAGTAATAGAAGTGCCAAATAAATCGAAAGATCAGATATTTGAAGATTCAAAGATATGGATCGCTCAATCATTCAAATCTGCAAATAATGTCATTCAGTATGCTGACAAAAGCACAGGTTCTATTATTGGGAAAGGGAATATACAGTACCCTTGTGATGGATTTATAGATTGTGGTGCTTTTGGAAATGATAGAGTTAATTTTACAATCAAAATTGATACTAAAGATAGTAAAGCAAGAGTAACGATTAATGATGTAACTAGAACAAATCTGACGTATGTTCAAGGTGGTGTGAACAACCTAGGGAAAGAAGTCCCTATCACAATTCTGCAGCATCAACAAAAAATTGCTGTAAAACTTAATAATGTAATTGACCAATACAAGTCAGCAATTACATCGACTAAGGCTAATGAAAACTGGTAGCCAATAGTCAACAAAATTTGAACGCATCGTAAGTATTACTTAATTAAAAAACCCACTCACTGAGTGGGTTTTTTATTGCCTGGAGAAAAGTTAAAGATGACTCAAGAATCACGTCTAGTCATTACTATTGATTCGAAAAATGCGGAACGAAACGCAAGAAATCTAGGCAATGAACTCGACAGCATAGAAAAGAAAGGGGACTTTGCATCAAAGTCCATGGATAGTTTGTCTGTAGCAACAAGAGCACTTGCTGGACACATGGCAGGTCTTGTTACAGTTGGCGCGGCTATATCCAAAATGGATGAGTATACAGGCTTACAGAACAGACTTAAGTTAGTAACCAAGAATCAAGTTGAGCTAAATAAAGCAACTGAAGATACATTTAGAATTGCTCAAAAAACTTATGCGACATGGAATTCGGTTTTGCAGGTCTACCAGCGTTTTAGTGACAATGCGAAAACACTAAACATAAACATGGACGAAACGGCCCGCTTAACTGAAACAGTTTCTAAAGCTGTAGCAATTAGTGGTGCAAGCGCAGAAGCTGCTGATGCAGCTTTAGTTCAGTTCGGGCAGGCCTTGGCTAGTGGAACGTTGCGTGGAGAAGAACTTAATTCTGTAATGGAGCAAACCCCAGCACTAGCAAAGGCTATTGCTAAAGGTATGGGTATTACTGTAGGTGAATTACGTTCAGTAGCAGCTGAAGGAAAAATTACTTCACAAGAAATTGTAAAAGCGCTTAGAAATGTAGAATCTGATGTTGATGCTCTTTTTGCTAAAACAGATATCACAATCGGGCAGTCTCTCACACTCCTAAACAACGAGATCACAAAATTTGTTGGCGAAGCAGGTAAGGGAAGTGGTGCGGCACAGGTATTAGCTGGATCAGTTCAAACTCTTGCAAGTAATTTAGATTTAATTGCTGATGGGGCTTTAGTAGTTGGTATTGGATATATCACTCGTGCAATTTTGATGAAGAGCGCTGCTATTAAAGAGGGAATGGCTTCAACTTTAGCGAGCCGCCAAGCATCTGTATTAAATGCTCAAGCAGAATATGCAGAAGCTACCGCTGCTTTGAATGCAGCAAAAGCTCATCTCGCGAATGTGCGAGCAACAAATGCAGAAACCCAAGCTAAATTTGGCGCAACAGCGGCAGCAACTCGATACGCACAAGCACAGGCAGCAGTAACTGCTGCTACAAATGCACAAACAGCAGCTCAAATTAAGCTAAATACTGCAACTTCAATTGCAGGGAGACTAGCTAAAGGGGCGTTTGGATTAATTGGTGGGTGGGCTGGAGTTGCAACATTAGGAGTAATGGGATTAGCGGCAGCCTATTCTTATTTTAATAATAAGGCAGAGGAGGCAAAGCAAAAGCTTGCTGAACAAGCTAAAGTTGCTGAGAAAGCTGATGAGGAGTTAAAAAAATTAACTGGCAATGATAAGGCTAAAGCAGTTAATGATTTAACTACTGCTTTTAATGCACAAAATAAAGCATTAGAGAAATCATCGCGTGCTGTAGGGTCTGCATTAATTGATATCGAGAACTATGCACGAGGAAATAGGGAGGTTGAAAAAATTTCCCAAGAAGCGAGAACTGGAACTATCAGCTATACAGAAGCCATTGAACGTCTAAATAAAATTAAGTTGCCTACAGATCTATATGAAAATCTGAAAAAACAGGCTGCGCAGTATGATGACAATGCATCTAAAGCAAGTTTATCAGCTGAGAAACTTAAATTATTAAGAGTTGAAGTGAAACTTGGAGGTAATGAAGCACAAAATGCGGCAATTAAGCAACAGAAGCATGCTGATGCTTTAGGAAATACTGCTACTGAAGCAGAAAAGGCAACTAAGGCTTTGCAAGATTATCAAGCCAAGCAAAAAGATAGCGTTATTGATTCAATCTATAAATCAGGTTGGCTTGATAAAGGTTACACTGTTGCTCAAGCTAATGCCATTTTAGAACTGCAAAAAGCAAAAGGAATGAGTGCAATTTTGTCTAAAGATGAAATTGATAGCGCACTTAGAAATCTCAAGATCATCGAAGAACAACAGGAGCGAGAAGATAAATTAACTGAAGCTAAAAGAAAGCAAACCAAGGAAAGTGAGAAAAAACTTAAAATCACACAAGCTGAATTGGAAGTAGCCAAGCGATCTGCTGCTTTAATTGAATCGAGTGGTTTAGGTAAATATGCTGAAAGCAAAGGGATACCATCAAGTGTAATTGCAGGCTTATTGGCTCAAGAATCTAAAGGTATTCGAGAAGCTAAGAGTCATACTGGTGCAATAGGATATTTTCAAACAACCAGTGGTTATCGTAAACAGAACAATATGTCTGTTGCTGATAGTTATGACTTGGAAAAGTCGGGCAAAATTGTAATTGATAATATCGCCAAGGTTTATGAAAAAACAGGTGACTTGGCTCAGGCAATACTTTCCCATAATGCAGGTGAGGGTGGAGCAAGACAGTTTACTAAAACTGGCAAGGTTAAAGGCAGTGCAGAGCGAAATAAGGAGGTTTCGCAGTATGTAGCTAAGGTTTCAAGGTATTCCGATATCATTGCTGGTGGTGTTGGCAAAGGCGGTTTATCCGATGGTGATAGCGATAGAGCCTATGGAGAGCAAATCAAGGCACGTTTAGAGTTAGTTAAGCAAGGTCTAAACCTTCAAGAGCAATATGAGGAGGAGCAAGCGAAGCGAACCAAGGCTCGTAACGAAGAAATTAACCTTGCGCAACAAACGGGTCAAACAGCCTTAATTCCTAAAATCAAAGAGCGATATAAAGCTCAAGATGAACTCGCCAAACTTCAGCAAGATTTTGAAGTAAATGGTTATAAGTGGACTGAAGAACAAAAACTTGATTACACATATAAAACCAATTCTTTGCGATTAGTTGCTGAAGGCAAACTCTCTGAAGATCAAAGAAAGGTTGCTTTAGATGGCCTGGAATTGCAAAAGCAGCAAGAACTTGAGCTTATAGAGTTGGCTCGTGAAAAACAGTTACTTGAGGCGAAAAGCTCATACATGGGCGAGACTGAGCTAGCAGTAAGGCGGTATCAAGCCGAGTTAAAAGAGATTGAAAAAGTTAGAGATGCCAAACTAAAAGCTGGGTTGCTTAGCGCTAATAATATGGGGCAATTTCAGACTTTAGATAGCGCATCAGATAAGGTTTTTCAGAGCGGTTTTAATGCTTCACAACAAGTATTTCAACAAAATGACCCGCGAGAGTATGCTCAATGGGATTTGCAAAATCGGTATTCAACTGATGCAGGAGGGCTATTAAATACATATATAGACCAAATTAATGGTATTAATCTAATTGCTGATGAGGAACAGAGGAACTCGCAATTATTGGCAGCGCGAGAGCAATATTTACAATCCAGAAAAGCACTGGATGAAAAATATGCTCAAGATGAACGGGACCTGAATAGCTCACTTTTTGAAACCCAATTGGGGCAACTTGGTAGCTTAACAAGTCAGCTTAGTGGCTACTGGTCAAATATGACTGGAATTGTTAAAAATGCAGCGGGCGAGCAATCTGGTATATACAAGGGCATGTATATAGCACAGCAAGCATTCGCAATTGGCTCAGCCACAATTAGCGCGTTACAGGCGTATAACCAGATTCTAGCAAGTCCGTGGTATTTGGATGTAATTAGCAAATCAACAGCAGCCAACCTTGTGCTTGGGATGGGGATGGCGAATGTTGGTCTGATCGCTGGACAAACTATAGCCGGCTTCTCTGATGGCGGCTATACAGGAAATGGGCTTAAACATACTCCAGCAGGGATTGTGCATAAAGGTGAGGTTGTTTGGTCGCAAGAAGATATTAAACGCTGGGGTGGGGTAAGTGTTGTCGAATCTATGCGGACGAGTTCACCAAGTGGTTATGCTAACGGTGGCTATGTATCAAACAATCAATCTGATGCCATTGCAACGAGAAGAGAGTCTAGACAATTTGAAGCGATTAATTCGAACCAAAAGCAATCCAATTCGAACGAGACCCCGATCACTGTTTATGTCACTGTAAGCTCTGATGGCTCAAGCAAAACTGAGACTCAGAATGATTCAAAACAGCTAGGCCAGTTGATTGGTAATGCTGTAAGAACCATTATTCGGCAAGAGCAAAGACAGGGTGGTTTGTTATCAAAGTAGTGCTCGATCTAGTTTCCACTTTTGTGTTATTTACGGTATAGTTTTATTAATCTGGTCATACTTTAGATATGGCTATTAAAAGCTCGCTTCATGCGGGCTTTTTTTGTGAGAAAAATTTATGAGTGATCTTAAATTTACTTTTGAATGTGACCTGGAAAGTAATAATCAGACTCAACGCTTTAATACGCTATCAACTAAATTTGGTGACGGTTATGAGCAAACAACATCCGTTGGTATTAACAATAAATCTGGTGAATGGACTTACCAGCGGACAGCGTATAAAGCCGAAATTATGCAAATCAAAGCATTCTTTGATGACCATAAAGGAGCTGACTCGTTTCTTTGGGATTCACCTTTAGACGGTGAGGTCCGAGTAAAAACAGGTGAATATCAACCCCGTTGTTTAGGCGGTGATGTTTGGCAAATCTCAACGACTTTCACCCAAGTCTTTTACCCTTAATTTAAACCTCTTTAAAGCCCCTTTTTAGGGGCTTTTTTTTATGCGAGTAAGAAAATGACTAAGCAAGTTATTAATGTTGGTTCAGCTGCAAATGACGGATCAGGAACACCAGCCCGGACAGCCTTTCAGTATATAAACGCAAACTTTACTGAAGTTTATGACTTCCTAACTGGAACCACTAATGCAACTACACTCCCCGCAGCTCTACCAATTGCAAAGGGTGGTACAGGCGCAACTACGGCAGCGGGTGCACGAGCTAACCTAGGTGCAGCGGCAAGTGGTGTAAATAGTGATATTAGTGAGCTTAAGGGACTCACAACCCCTTTATCAATTTCTCAGGGAGGATTAGGAGCTAATAATGCACAGACAGCTAGAATGAATTTGGGATTAGGAACTGCTGCCATACTCACATCAACAACAAGTCAATATGATCCTACGCCGGGACGAGCACTAAGAGTCGGTGATTGGGGGATGGGGGCTGAAGGTTCTCGTGTATCTGATATGGTTGCTCCTCTTAATAATGGTTTTTTTCGAACAGATGACACTTTAACAAATGATACTGGTAATAGTATTGGTCCTTATGGTTTCTTTTTACACTGTACCCGACGCTCAATGGGTGTATATACAGATGGAAGCCATTCATTTCAGCTTGGGAAAGCAGCGTCATATTCTGTACTGAAATATCGATTTAATAATAGTGGTACTTGGTCTAATTGGTTTAATTTATTAACTGCACAAAATACTACAACTGATGGAAATGGTTTTATTAAAGCAGCATCACCTATTGTCAAGTTGTTTAATGATCATATTGAACTCAATGACGAAGCTGAAAGGCAACCAATCACTTTCGATAAGTTGGGTACTGGTGATTACTTAGTGAAAGGCTCATTAGGTTTTGCTCAGGAAGGTTGGTATATCGAAGTCCCTAAAGATGCCAACGGCAACACAATCGTCGCAGTAGTGTATGACACCCTAGAAAATGGTGACATCTCAATTAAAACTTACAAGCGTAAGTTTGATTTTGAACTTGCTGCTGTTGTGGCAGATCACGAGAACCCAATGGACATTCCAGAAGGCCGCTGGATTGATATTCGTCTGCATGAAGAGCTTGTTGTAGAGGAGACACTACCAGATGACACTGAATAGTGATTTCCAGAAACTTTATGTAGATGGGTTAATCACCCTATATGAATTAGATGCCAGCGCTTTAGGAGCTGGCATTTTGCGTTTCCATGGGCATATTTCTTATGAAGATTGGGAAAAGATTTATGTCTCAGCTGACTTAACAAGTTGGAAGGCTGATACAGCAACAATCAAGGCTGATAAAGTTTTTAATATCGGCGATCAGAAAGTATGGATGCGAAATATTATCTGGCAAGGTCAAGTTTTTGAGCCAATGGCTTTGGAAGTATCTGGGCTTGAAATGCGTTCAGATGGTAAAGCTTCAGCACCAACTTTAAGCATGGCCAACAATATCAACGGCATTCAAAATGCTGTGTCTGCTTACTGTTTGCAGTTTAAAGACTTTGCTGGCGCAAAACTTAAAGTCATTACCACACTTGCTAAATACATTGATGCTGAAAATTTCACTTCAGGTAACCCAACTGCATCGAATGAATCAAAAGAGCAAATCTGGTATATCGAGCAAAAGACATCTGAAAATGCACAACAAGTGACTTTCGAGCTGTCCAATCCAATCGATTTTGAGGGTTTGAAAATCCCAGTTCGCCAAATAACTTCACTTTGTCATTGGTGCATGGTCGGGAAGTACCGGGGCGAGGAATGTGGTTACACAGGTGTAGCAATGTTCACTGATAAAGGTGAGCCAACAGATGATCCATCTCAGGACAAATGTGGGGGAAGGTTAAGAGATTGTCGTTTACACCATGGTGAAAATAAGCCATTGCCGTTCGGCGGTTTTCCAGCTTCAAGTTTATTGTGAGGTCTTATGAATATTTTTTCAGGAATATTTTATGGGATGGTGGGGGCGCTAATCATTCATTTTTTAAGCTATGCGGTTCACTTTGTCATTCTAAGATTAAGAAAGATTAAAGAGAAAAAAGCTCATTTAATTAAATTTAGCTGCCCTTGTGGTGGGCTTTTTGAACCAACAGGTCAAGTATATCTTACTTATCCAACTCAAAAGCAGCGGAAGTGTACAAAATGTGGAAACTGCAAGGGGTTTTTCTAAATGAAGCTTACAGCAAAACTTAAAAAAGCAATCATGGCCCATGCGGATGAATGCTATCCACACGAGTGCTGCGGTGTGATAGTTGGTAAAGAATATATTCATTGTCGCAATATTTCTAAAAACTCTGATCAATTCGAAATCCATCCAGAAGATTTAGCTATAGCAGAAGACCAGGGCGAGATATTAGCTTATGTACATTCCCATCCAGATGGTACTACACGAGCCTCAGAACTAGACTTAATTCAAATTGAGTTACATCAAAAGCCGTGGGTCATTTGCTCCTATCCAGATCTGGATTTTCAAGTTTATGAACCTTGTGGTTATCGCGCCCCCTTAGTGGGGCGTAATTATATTCATCATTATCAGGACTGTTATGCACTAGTCCGTGACTTTTATGATCGTGAGCTAGGTATTAAGTTGCCAGACTTTGAAAGAAAAGATGGCTGGTGGGAGGACAAAGATCATCCTTCTCTTTACCTTGAAAATTATGAAAAAGCGGGCTTCTATGAAGTTGATACACCGCAGTATGGCGATATGTTGGTTTGTCGGGTTGGACGTACCGAGCATCCTAATCATGCGGTAGTCTGGCTAGGAGATAATGGAGTTTTAAAATCTGAACAAACTGAAACTTGTATCGGATCTACTCTAATTTTACATCATCCATATAACCGAAAGTCAGTACGTGAAATTTATGGCCAACAGTGGAAAGATCGAACGGTAAAAATCTTGAGGCATAGAGATGTTAAAAACAATTAAGCTGTACGGCATCTTGGGGCAAAAGTTCGGTCGTGAATTTAAGCTCGATGTCGCAAATACGCGTGAAGCCATGCGTGCTTTATCAGTTCAAATCGCTGGCTTTGAGCATTTTATGTTGCATGCACATGAGCAGGGCCTACGCTTTGCCGTATTTTTAAAAAGTAAGAACTCAAGTAATAAGCGAGGCAAGAAACGCCCAGCAATTTACGATCATGAAACTAAGCGCCTAATCACTGGTGACAATATCGGTGAAGAACAGCTTGATATGAATACTGAAGCTGAGGTTATTCATATTGTTCCACGTGTAGTTGGTGCAGGCGGTAATGGAATATTACAGACTGTATTGGGTGCTGTTATGGTCGTCGTAGGCGTTTTGATGACGGTAGGCACATTAGGCGGTGGAGCACCACTCGGTGCTGCATTGATTGGTTCAGGTATTGGAATGATGCTTGGTGGTGTGGCTATGATGCTTATGCCGAAGGTTGATACTACTCAAGACCAAAACCAAGATGGAAACAGAGCGAATAAAGGCTTTGGCGGTGCAGTTACCACAGTTGCACAAGGTAATCCTGTTCCAATTCTTTATGGTCAACGGGAAATCGGCGGCTTCATTGTGAGCGCAGGTCAATATCCTGAAGATCAGATGTAATTTTTAATTATTTAACAGGCGCTTTCTAGCGCCTTTTTTATTGCGTGAGATTTCTTATGAATGCAGTAGTAGGCGCAAAAAAAGGCAGTAAAAAACAACGGCAACCTGTCATTTCACCAGATTCTGCTCAATCGAAAACCTTTATCAAGGTTCTATATGGTTTAGCTGAAGGCGAGATTGAAGGTTTAGCTAATGGGCTTCAGTCAATTTATTTAGAAGAAACTCCACTTCAGAATGCAGATGGAAGCCTTAACTTTGAAAATGTAAAAGTTGATTTTAGAAATGGTACTAATGATCAGGAATACATTGAGGGTTTTCCTGCTGTTGAAAATGAGACAGCAATAGATGTTGAGTTGAAATCAGGCACGCCTTGGGTAAAAGCATTTAATAATCTAGATCTGGATGCCGTCCGTGTACGTTTCAAATGGGGTCCTTTGCGTACTCAAGACGCAACAAATGGGGATGTGAGCGGATTAACAATTGAGTATGCGATTGATTTGCAGACTGATGGCAATAGTTGGAGTGAAGTATTAAGAGCTAAAATTTCAGATAAGACTTCGGCAAATTATGAGCGTGCTCACCGTATTGACCTGCCAAAGGCTGATAGTGGCTGGTTATTGCGAGTTCGACGTATTACCCCTAACTCATCTTCTGAATATATCAGCGACAAGATGTATGTATCTGCGGTAACAGAGGTAATTGATGCAAAATTACGTTATCCAAATACTGCTTTACTTGGTCTTCAATATGATGCCGAGACTTTTGGAAACGTAGCAAAAGTTGCTATGGATACAAAGGGTAGGCTCCTAAAAGTTCCTACTAATTACAATCCAGCAACACGGCAATATGTTGGAATGTGGGACGGCACTTTCAAAGAGGCTTATTCCAATAACCCGGCATGGATCTATTACGATATATGCACCGTAGACCGTTATGCTTTGGGTGACCGATTAACCCCGCTAATGGTTGATAAGTGGTCCTTATATCGTTTAGCACAATACTGTGACGAAATGGTACCAGACGGTCTAGGCGGCCAAGAACCACGCTTTACTTGTAATGTTTATCTTCAGAGTGCCGAAGGTGCCTTTGAAATTTTAACGAAATTAGTTGGTGTATTCCGTGCTATCACATTTTGGGATGGTAATAGCATTATTTGTGATGCGGATATTCCCCAAGATACGTATTTCACTTATACGCGTGCCAATGTCATTGATGGCAATTTTGAATACTCAGGAACCCGTGCGCGTGATCGCCATAATGTTGTAAAAATTGCGTGGGATAACCCAGCTAATCACTACAAAACCGAATATGAGTTTGTTCGTGATGAGAAAGCAATTGCTGAAGCGGGCCAAGTTCGTATTTTGGAAATTGATGCTTGGGGATGCACTTCGCGCGGACAAGCGCAGAGAGCAGGTCACTGGGCTTTAAAGTCAGAGCAACTTGAAACACGCACAGTGTCTTTCAAAGTTGGTCTAGATGGACACATTCCTTTGCCGGGGAAAGTAATTGAAGTTGCTGATCCTCTATTTGCAGGTCGTGCAAATGGTGGTCGTGTATCTGCTATTTCGGCAGATCGTAAAAGTATTACTTTGGACCGAGATAATGTGGTTGCAAAAGCTGGCGACCGACTCGTAATTAATGGAGAAAATGGCAAAGCCCAAACACGTATTGTTCAGTCAATAGCAGGTAGAGTTATTACAGTAACCACGGCTTTTGATGTGAATTCGATTGCTGTGCAAAACATTTGGGTTTTAGATGCTCAAGACTTGGCAACAATGAAGTTTCGGGTCATCTCTATTACTCAAGATGATAAACATCAATTTAGCATTACTGCTCTTCAATACAATCCTTCAAAGTTTGATGCAATCGACACTGGAGCACATTTTGAAGAAGCACCTATTTCAATTGTTAATCCTACTGTTCAGGATGCGGTTACAAACGTCACCATTACAAGTGAAAGCCGAGTAGATCAAGGTATTAATGTTGCCACAATGATTGTGTCATGGGCACAAGCCCGTGGAGCAGTTAAGTATCTGGTTGAGTGGCGTAAAGATGACGGGAGCTGGATTAAATTACCACTGACAGGCAATAACTCGGTAGAGGTACCAGGTATTTATGCGGGTCAATATCAGGCGCGTGTAACAGCAATTTCAGCATTTGAAATTTCTTCTTTACCGGCATACTCAGTTTTGACTGCATTGACTGGTAAGCAGGGGTTACCACCAAAATTAGCTTTTATCCGAGCGATTGGCACAATGTTCGGAATGAAAGTGGAATGGGAATTTCCTGCAACTGGCGCATTAGATACTGCATATACGGAAATTGAATATTCTACGACTTCCAATGGTGCCAATATTCAGCCTCTGGGTTCTTATGCTTATCCAACGACTTCACTACAGCAGCAGGGTTTGGCTGCTAATGTGACACTCTGGTATCGGGGGCGGTTGGTTGACCGGATCGGTAATAAAGGGGATTGGTCTAGTTGGGTTAGTGGCACTTCAACTGCACAGGCGAATGATATTCTTGATGCGCTTGATGGCTTAATTTCTGCAACGCAGTTAGATCAGGACTTAAGAGATACGATCAATAAGATTGATACGATTGAAGGTCTTGATGGAGATATCGGAAATTTAATTGACAAAGTTACTGCTCTTGAGGGTGAAATTGATTCTGCGAATGCAGCAATCGATGCTGAAACCCAGCAAAGAGTAAGTGATGTTTCTGGATTAAACGATAGCCTTACACAAGAAATTAGTGATCGAATTGCAGCAGATGCAGCTGAAGCACAAGCCCGTGCAGATGCAATTGCACAAGAATCTTTGGTACGGCAGGGTGAAGTTAAGCAAGTTTCTGATGCCGTTGCGAAAGAAACCAATGACCGCATTGCTGCAGTTAAAGGTGTCAGTGATGGTTTAACTCAAGAGATTCAGGCTAGAACTGATGGTGACCAGCAGATTCTTAATGCTGTCACTACCTATAAAGAAAGCACCGACACATCAATTGCAGCTGTTCAAGAATCGGTTGATATTGTTGCAGATGACTTACATGCTACAGCAACAAAACTGGACGGTGTTTACGCACAGGTAACACCTTTAACGGCTGATCAGAACAACTGGACCGCAGATAATGGAAGTAACCAAGCTGCTGCTTGGACAATTCAGTCAGCATTTGCTGAAGGTGATTTAGCCCTAAGTAAACGTATCGATGTTGTTAATGCTCAGGTGGGAAATAACCAAGCTGCTATTCAGCAAGAAGCCTTAGCAAGAGTCAATGGTGACAGCGCACTAAGCCAAAGAATTGATACGTTGAGTTCAGATTTTGGCAATAACAATGCTTCTGTTCAGCAAAAACTTATTGCTTTGGCTGATGCCGATGGAGCACAGGTTCAGGCACTGAATAATTACATTGCTTCCAATGACTTGGCTCTGGCTTCGGTTATAGACGATGTAACAGCAGTTGTTGATGACACTAGTGCAAATACACAGGCAATTGATGGTTTAAGAGCCAGTGTAAAGGTTGCCACGGATGATGCTGGCAAAGCACTTGAAAATAGTGCTACTGCCATAAGCAAGGCTGATACAGCGGTGTCTCAAGCAGGTTCAGCTTCATCAATGGCACGGGAAGCAACAGCAACAGCACAATCGGCAAGTTCAAAAGCAGATGGTGCTATTAATACAGCCAATACCGCTAGTAGTGATGCTGCAACTGCAAAAACCAATGCTGCAACTGCTATCAGTAAAGCGCAAGCTGCTGCTGATGCTTCTAGTGCTAATGCATTATCTATTAATGAAATCAATGCTGCTTTAGAGGACAAGGCTTCAACTGGTGCGCTTGAAGAAGTCAAAGCGGATGTAGAGGATATTGATGGCGTTGTTAAAGCTCAAACGCAGAAGCTTGATGGTGTTTATGCAAAAGTTACTCCATTAACTGCTGACCAAAACAACTGGACAGCTGATAGTGGTAGCAACCAAGCAGGGGCGTGGACAATTCAGTCTGCTTATGCTGATGGCGATTTAGCTTTAAGTAAGCGCATCGATACCGTTTCAGCTTCAGTTGGTGAAAACACTGCATTAATTCAACAGGAAGCTACAGCAAGAGCGAGTGGTGATGCTGCTACAGTCCAAGCTTTAAATGTTTATAAAGCGAGTAACGATGCAGCTTTAGCAGCAGTGAGTCAACGAGTTGATATTAATACTGCAGACAATGAAGCAACCGCTTTAAAAGTTGATGCAATTGATGTCAAAGTCAATACTGCAACTGATCAAGCAGGTCAGGCACTTGAAAATAGTGCTACTGCTGTAACTAAATCTGAAGCAGCAGTTTCGGAAGCTGGGTCTGCTGTTACTGTAGCAAATCAGGCAAAAGCAACAGCTGGCACTGCAAGTAGTGATGCTGCAACAGCTAAGGCAAATGCAGCCACAGCACTATCACAAGCCAATGCAGCAGCAGATGCATCTAGTGCTGCAATTGAGCGTGTTGAGTCTGTAGAGGCTGAGCTTAGTGACAAGGCCTCAACAGGTTATGTGGATAGTGTGAAAGCTACCGTTGATGAGCAGGGTGATTTGATCAATGCAAATACTGAGCGATTAAGCGGAGTCTATGCAAAAGTTACCCCACTAACCGCAGATAGTACTTCACTAACTGCTGACAGCTCATCAACAGAGGCTGGATCATGGTCATTACAGTCAGCAGCAGCTGAAGGTGACTTGGTTTTAAGTAAGCGGATTGATATTACTCAGGCTCAGATAGATGAAAATAAGGCAACTATTGCCTCTGAATCTACTGCGCGTGTAAATGCTGATAGCGCACTTGGGCAACGTATTGATACTGTTCAAACTCAGTTTGAAAGTAACAAAGCAACAGTTCAGAGCCAGATCAAAACGCTTACAGATAGTCAGTCTTCGCAAGCAAGTCAAATTGATATTGTTCAAGCTTCTGCTTCATCTGCAAATGCAGCAGCGGGTAATGCACAAGCTACAGCCAACAGTGCACAACAGGCTGCACAAGCAGCCGCGACGGCAGCGGGTAATAAAGGGGAGGTAATTTTTGGATCAACAGTACCCGCAGCCGATAAACGCCTTGCACAAAATCTCTGGATTGATACAACAGGTGGCGCGAATACACCTAAGCGTTGGAATGGTTCAGCGTGGGTAACAGTAACTGATAAGGCAGCAACGGATGCGGCAGCGGCAGCTAATGCAGCTCAAAAAACTGCAAACGATGCCCTAGATAAAGCAAACACAGCAAACACCAATTTGGCAACAGTTCAACAAAAAGTGAATGCTGTGGCTGATGCTCAGAATGCGACAGCAGAGAAAGTTGATACTATTCAAACAACTGTTGACGGACATACAGCATCGATTCAGGAAGTGTCAAAAAGTGTAGATGGTGTCTATGCAGAGCAATTCATGAAGTTTGATGTGAATGGCCATGTCTCAGGACATGGTTCAATGAACGATGGTACAACATCAACATTCATCTTTAACTATGATGCAATTCAGTTTGGTACGCCTGTCGGTGTTGATGGTGTAGAACCTAAACCATTAATGACACTGCAAAATACTCCAGTTACTTTGCCAAACGGTACTGTTATTCCGCGTGGATTGTATGTCGACAATGGTAGTTTTGGATATATCAATGCGAATAGGATCTGGGCAGAAAACTTAAGTGTTATTAGCGCTGATCTAGGTTCAATTAAAGTTAAAAATGCAAATATTGATGATGGTGCAATTAGCACCCTTAAAATCCAGGATGAAGCAGTAACTGTTCCAATAGGTGTAAAAGCAATTGATGTAAAGACTATCACTACTTTTGCAGGTGGAGTTACAAGTGGACAGCCTAATAATGATTTTAACAACCACCTATCAGCGTGGGAAAATCATATAGGTACACTTTTACAAGTAACGTTAAATAGAAGTGGTGGAAAAGTTAGAATTGATGCTTCAGTAAATATTTGCACACCTACTTTTGGCGCTTTTAGTGTAAGTGACGGACGAGGTAATCCAATTGCAGCAAATGACAGGGCCATGGCTTCTTTTTATATTTCTATATATCGGAATGGAAATTTAATTGGACGGGGTTCATTAGGTGCAAATCTTGAAACTGGTACTATTAATGTCAATTTCAACGGGACTGCGGTTATCGTTTCAGCTATTGATGATAACAGTACTATTGGCAATGTTACCTACACACTTAAAGCAGGATTTGCTCGACAGGAGGGCGTTAATATTCCATTAAATGTGGAATCAAGAAGCAACTTTATGATTACTTCGAGAACGTTAAGTGTTATTGAAATGAAAAAGTAACAGCACCCAACCGGGTGCTTTTTTATTGCCTAAACGAAAGGGGGAAGGCATGACTGAAAATGAATCATACGGGTTGAGATTTGAAAAGAAAATTGACTCAATTCAGAGTGATATTCGCATGTTGTCAGATCATGTTACTCGACTGACTTTTATTAATGAAGCACACAAAGAGACTAGCGAACAGAACAAAAAGGATATCGATACATTGGATATCAAAGTCGCCAATTTAGAAAACCGCACAGCAGCGCAAGATGGTGGAATTTCTGTATTGCGTGTACTGCTTGGCATCTTTGCAGGAATCGTATTTTCGCTGTGCGCTTGGGTTGGATCTTCAATTATTCAATTAAGCCAAGATCAATCTTTAATTAAAGAGAAGGTTTCACGGTTAGAGGAAGCAGGACGATGAATAGTGAAAACACAAGAGCTTATCTAGCTTTCGCATTAGTGGGACTGATGTTTGTTTTAGTGATTGCTTTATTTTTTGTGGATATGCCGCGAGAAAACAGCAATCTGATTAATACGGCATTGGGTTTTATTGCTGGGGCTATGACAACTGCATGTGGCTTTTATTTTGGTAGCTCTGAGTTAGAGAAAAAGAAAGGTGAATCCAATGACAACTAAACCATTCTTTGATGCTGCTCGTGTGATTGCAGGTGGCAAGCTTACACAAGCACAAGTAGATGATCTAAATAAGGTGGTCGATAAACTTGCGCCTTCTGGCATGACTACAAGTGATGTTGGTGTAAATCTAATTTCAGGATTTGAAGACACACGATTCAAAGCTTATGACGATGGTGTAGGAGTCTGGACTATTGGCACTGGCACAACAGTTTATCCAAATGGCGTGAAGGTTAAGCAAGGTGATACTTGCACACCTGAGCAAGCTAAGACTTACTTTAAGCATGACTTAGCCAAATTTGAAAAGACTGTAAATGAATCGGTAACTGTACCTTTAACTCAAAATCAGTTTGATGCATTAGTATCGCTGACTTACAACATTGGCTCTGGTGCTTTTAATAATTCAACCTTATTAAAGAAACTCAATAAACGTGACTATCAAGGTGCTGCTGATCAATTCCTAGTTTGGAACAAAGCAGGTGGCAAGGTTATGAAGGGCCTAGTTCGTCGCCGAGAAGCAGAACGAGCACTCTTTTTAAAGAAGTAACTTATATGTGTAAACGTACCAAAGTTGCATCGATCATCACATTGCTGTGCCTCCTATTCTCAGGTTGCACAGCTCACACTATTAATAGTAATGTGAATGTCTCGATTTGTGTAAGGGCTTTGTGATGTCGCAAGTCATGATCATGGTTTCGGAAGTGGGCAGAATGGAGAATACTTGCAATCTACCCGCTGATTTAGATAAGAACGGGAATGTTCTTAAAATCTATGACTATTCATTAAAAGAGTTGCCTATTAATTTGGATGGAACTGTGTCTTACAATGGCAAAAGATGGACCTTTGATAAGAAGCAAAGTTTTTAGTCTTTCCAACTATCTACAATATCAGCCCAGTCTTGCATCATTTTCCGTCTAGCCTCTAAGTGCTGCGAATGGTCGTACGATGCTTTTGTCTTGTTAGATTCAGCATGAGCAAGCTGTTTTTCTACCCAAGCTTCCTCATAGCCCTTTTCATATAGTAGGGTAGAAGCTGTAGCTCTAAAATCATGAGTGGTAACGCCTTTTAAGCCAATATATTCAAGCATACTGTTAAGCGTTTCTTTAGCTAACATGCCATCATTTTTCTTACTGAAAATAGCAGGGAAAACTAATTCGCTATCACCAGAAATAGTATATTGGCGTTTAAGAACTTCATAAACTTGGTCAGATATAGGGAGAATATGGATTCTGGATTTTTTCATTGCCTCTTCTGGAAATCTAATAAGTCTTGTATCAAACTCGACCCATTTCCATTGCATTTTTCTAATTTCAATTGCCCGAAGCATTGTATATAAGAGAATGAAGCCAGCATTTTTGACCGTTTCTGTTCCATTGTATTTAGGCAATTGAGTTCTTGCTTTTTTTCTTTCTTCTTTGGTTAAGGCTCTTGCATGTTTTACACGAGGGCGCTTGATAACATCGCGTACAGCATAAGTCGGGTCATTCTCTAGTCGCAATGTGGCAATTGCATAACGGGTTACAGCACCAATGAATCTTCGATTTTGTAAAGCGGCAGATTCACCTGTCATTTTTCCATTGGTTTCTTTAGTAACACGATTAATCGTATTATTTAAAATCTTCAATACGTCAGCCGCAGTCACATCTTTAATATTTTTTTTGCCAATAACTGGGCATATATCTTTTTCTAAAGCAGTATCGAACTTCTCTTGATAAATTTCAGACTTCAACGTCATACGTTTTTCTTTAAATTCGGCTGCAATAGCGTTGAATGTATTTTTTCCTTCTTCTAATGCCTTGGCCTTATTATTTTGTCTATCTTCTACTGGGTGTATGCCTTTGGCTAATTTTGCTCGCATTTCATCCTTTAAGATTCTAGCGTCTGCCAAAGTAATAGCTGGGTATTCGCCAAGACTCATAGAAGATTCTTTACCATTAAAAACAAACTTAAACCGCCAAACTTTAGCACCTGAAGGTCGGACTTCTATGTAAAGTCTATCTGCATCTAATATTCTGTAGACTTTTTCTTTAGGTTTCAGTGCTTTAATTTTAAGATCAGAAAGTTTTGCAGAGGCCATGAGGTAAGGGTAAGTAGTTTGTTACCCGCATTATTACCCGTTTTTTTGGAGGATGTAAACAAACTATAAGGAACTAATAAGAACAGCAACTTTTATAATTCAATAACTTAGCTTTAAAAAAGGAACTATAGAGAATTAAAATAAACATCGACACTTATTATTCTTTACTACTGTTGCTTTCGCCATAATTCAAACTTCCACAATTGTCCCTATTGTGCCGTAAACTGATGCCAAGGTGAAGTTTTTTCCCACATATCAATATTTCGTCTCATGTATAACTTTTGCTAAAATAGGCGCACAATACAATTAGAGTACTAGCGGATGTCTAAAACGCGTGTAATTTATCCTGGAACATTTGACCCTATCACGAATGGGCACGTTGATTTAGTTACTAGAGCATCAAGAATGTTTGATGAAGTTGTAGTAGCGATTGCAATTGGACATCATAAAAACCCTTTGTTCAGCTTAGAAGAAAGAGTTGCACTGGCGCAATCATCATTAGGCCATCTATCAAATGTTGAGTTTGTAGGTTTTGATGGTTTGTTGGTTAACTTTTTTAAAGAACAAAAGGCCACAGCAGTACTTCGTGGTTTAAGAGCAGTTTCTGACTTTGAATATGAATTTCAACTGGCCAATATGAACCGTCAGCTTGATCCACATTTCGAGGCGGTGTTTTTAACACCTTCTGAACAGTATTCTTTTATTTCTTCGACATTAATTCGAGAAATTGCTCGTTTAAAAGGAGATGTAACCAAGTTTGTTCCGCAAGCTGTGGTTGAAGCTTTTGAACGTAAACATCAACAAGGTTGGTAACGTGTCGTTATATATCACTGATGAATGCATAAACTGCGATGTTTGTGAACCAGTTTGCCCTAATGAAGCGATCTTTATGGGCGAAGTGATTTATGAAATCAATCCGGATTTATGTACAGAGTGCGTTGGTCACCATGACCAGCCACAGTGCCAATTATTTTGTCCAGTAGACTGTATTCCAAAAGATCCGCAGCATGAGGAAACGGAAGAACAGTTACTCGACAAATATAAAAGATTAATTGCTCAAAAAAGCACAAGCAATTAG